CTACCTCCGCGCGTGACAGAATGTCAAGGTGCCTTCGCGGCAGCCTGAATCGCTGCGAGGTTCGCACGATACTCCGCGAGCGGAATGCTCATGATGCGCTCAGGAGAGAAGGCATCCGGGCCCGTCGTCGGGTTCGGGAGCGCCGTCGCGCTGGATGCGGGCATCTTCATCCGTGTGTCCACGACGGGAACCGCGGGCGAGGGGGCGGGCTGTGGTGCGGCGGCCTCGGGGAGGTACGCGCGGACGGCGCGAGGGAGCGCCTCCTTGTTGGCGAGCCATTCGCCTAGGGCGGGGCGCTCGTCTGCCTTGAGCTTGGAGTAGGCATGCTGCACGTACTCGATGCCCTCGGCGTCGGTGATGCCCGCGGCGTAGATCTCGCGCTCGATGCGGAGCGCCTCTCGCTCGGCCTTCGTGATGCCCTTCAGCTCCTCGACCTGCGTGCGATACTTCTCGACCTCCGCTGCCGCGGGTTCCAGCTCCGCGACGCGCCCCTGGAGGGCCTTGACCTGTTCTACGAGTTGACGGATACGCGCCTCAGCGCCGCCCTGTGGTTCGGTGTTCTCGCTCATGGTTGCTCCTCGTTGGCCTTCTGGACACGTTCCCAGACGGCTAGTTGACGTTTCGCCCAGGCACGGCCTGCGTTGCCACCCCACAGGTCCCACGCGATGCGACCTGGGCTGGGGTAGTCCGGATGTCCCGGCTTCGCTGCGGGAGCCTCCAGGTCGACTTCGTGGCGAGTGAAGTAGTTGACCATCCGTTTAATGGTCTTGACGCTCACGACCTCACGCTCAGCGAGCTGGGTCGCGCGGCGGGCGCCGACGATGGTGCCGCCGCGCTTGAACTCCTCGCGCAGGGCGAGGCCGCGCTTCGCGACCGCGGCCACCTCGGGCGGGGCCTTGAGCTCGAAGCCCATCCGGCGCTCGTCGCGGATGAACCGCGCGTAGACGCCGGGATGCTCGCGCTTCAGATAGCTGCGCTGACGCTCACTCAGAAACGGCATCGGCGTCCTCCACCTCTGCGACTTCCTCCTCGTCGTCGGCTTCCTCCTCCTCGCCGGGAAGCTCGACCGTCGCTTCGACCTCCTCTCCCGTGAGGTAGCCCTTCGCTTCCGCGAGGCTCTCGAGCACGGCGCGGAGGACCTCGCGCGAGGCCGCGTCGCGCGTCGAGGAGGCCAGCGCCTGGAGGGCAGCGGTCGCCGCGTCGAGCTCCTCGATAGCCTCCATCGCGCCCTCGGACTCGGATTCGGTTACCACGGCAGCGGGCGACGGCGTCTGCTCACTGCTCATGGTTGCTGCTCCGGTGGACGTCGTCGCCTTCATCGTCTCGATGAGGGCGAGCTTCGCGATGGCGTCAGGCTCGGACAGGTTGCCGAACAGACGAAGTGCCTCGACGCGGTCCATGAGACCCGCCTCCAGCATCTCCATCGCGTGCGTGCGGCGCGCGTCCAGCTCCTCGGGCGAGAGAGGAACCTCACGGTACAGGACCGAGTAGCCCCCCTCGGGGAACGACGAACCGGTGGAGCGGTTGTAGAGGATCGCGCTCTTCGCGACGAGCTCCTCGTCCGTGCCGCGGAACTGCACCACGTAGCGGCGCTGCGCCTGACGCTTGCCCTCGTTGGACAGCGAGATCGCGTAGCCGCTCTTCGCGCTGCCCGACGTGCGCTGGATGTCTGTCTGCGAGAGGCCAGCGTCCGTCGCCAAGCGATGGGCGATAGCACTTATCGTCTGCTCGAGGGTGGCCACGTCCGCGCCTGCCTGGAACTGTCCGACAGTCGGTTGACTTTCGGTGGCAGCGTCCAGCATGAGGATCGTCGTCGGGTCGGTGACCACTTCGACGCGGGCGCCGCGCGTCAGGCCATCCGTCATCTCGGTGCCGGCGACGCGCACGCCGATGGCGTACCGCTGAGGGAAGCTCGCGTCGCGCAGGCAGTGCGCGAGGAAGCTGTAGTACACCGAAAGCGAAAGGCTCCCCTCGTACAGCTCGACGCCGTAGTAGGGGTCGAAGATGCGGTCCCCGTACTGACTCGCGTGGTAGAGCACGCCCGGAAGAATGGGCGCGTCGTTCGATGTGCGGCGGTACGGGTAGTTCGCGCCGCTCCACTCAGGGTCAGCGGCGTTCTTCTTCGCGTCGTTGACTCCGAGGACCTTCATGGTCACGTCCTCACCAAAGCCGCCCGCCTCGTTGACCTTGCGGACCTCGTAGCGCGGGAAGGCGGGGTCGCGGATGTCGAGCACATCCCACGCCCACACAGCCTCGCCGTCGATGTTCCGGAGGCGAATCTCGGCGACCGCCAGGGGGATGGTCGGGCGCTGCGGGTCGGCCTCGGCAACAATCATGTCGGGCGAGACAGGACGGTAGGTCAGGCGACCGTCGACCACGTCGATGCGAAGCCACATCTCGCGCAAAGCGATGGTCATGGCCTGCACGCGAGGCATCTGCGACCAGAGGCCAGACTTCGCGATCAGCCCATCGCCTCCGATGAGCGCCTCGGCCGAGGAGGTCCCGCCGTTGCGCTGAGCCGCCGTCTCAGCTGCGTGATGATGAACGTCGGGAGCATCGAGATATAGGCTGCTGAGCTCATAGGCGATAACCCTAAAGGGGTTAGCACTTAGGTCGGGGATGCCCCAGGCCTGCCGACGCGTGCTACCGAGCTGCGCCTGGAGGCGGTCCTCGAGGAGCCGTTGCCACGTCCCCTCCATCAACGCGCGGCGATGGCGCGTGTGCTCCCAGCGCGCGGCCTCTTCGGGGTTGCTCGGGGCGGGAGGAGCGGGCATGCGAGAGAAGGCGTACATCGTAGTCCCCTAGACGCAGCTAACCTAGCCGGAGCACGGTCGGGTTGTGCAGGCGACGCGTCACGAGCTCAAGCGTGTACCTCAGGGCGTCTATTGAATGCTTGTTCTCGCTTGCCTCGCGTCCGTCCCATCGCTGAATGTCGTCCGCGAGGCGCTTGCACCGTGGGTGGATGAAGAAGTCGCCCCTCAGCATGGCCGCGCTCAGGATGCGGATGCCCTCGAAAACGGAGCCGGCGGGCTTGTAGGCAGTCTTGATTCGGAAGGGGAGGGACCCTGTCGGCAGGCGAAGCGCCCGCTCCATCGCCGACATGAGCATCGCGTTCGACTTCAGGCTGCCGTTCTTCCGTCCGTAGACTCGGCGGTCGCCGACCCAGAGGTCCACCGTTTCCCACCCGAGGCCGGCACGGCGCAGCATGTCGAGAAGCATGCGCGCGTCCTGGTCGGGCGTGGTCTGCCCGTCGGTCTGCACCTGGTCGAGGACCCAGAAGCGGGGGTGACCCTCGCCCGCGTCGCGGACCATCGCGACGAGCACGCCGACCTGCGCGCCGACTTCTGTGCCGTGGTCGATGCCCACGCCGATGAGGGCCTCCCCGACGGGGACCTCCGGCTTGACGTGGCGAGCAGGGTCGAACATCCGGAAGACCCTGCCCTCGGTCCATAGGCTTTCCCAGTCGCCGAAGACGCGTTGCGCGCGTTGCTGAGGAAGTACAGACTCGCTGAATGCCTCGATCTGCTCGGCTGTCATGAGCGGACGCGACCCGATGGGCGTCGTGTTCTCAACGGTCAAGGGGAAGACGAAGTCCTTGACCCGCCCATCCTCGACCAGCTTGCGGAGCCAGCCGAGGGGAGCGCCAACCGGGGTCAGCGTGAAGATGATGCGCCCGTGGTTGCGGAGCACGCGCGGTACGATCTCGTTGTAGATGGCTTCAGGGGGGGGTTCATCGAGCATGCAGAAATCGATGGTCGAGCCAGCCAGGGCGAGAGACCCTTGGTTGGAGGTGCGGACGCGGATGATGCTTCCGTTCCGGAAGCGGACCAGCGGATGACGACCCTTGAAGCCCTTCCCTTGTATGTAGAGGGTGTCCTCTACCAGAGCGTCCTTCGGGAGGAGCGCCCATAGCTTGGACTGCACCGAGAGCGAAGACTCCCAGCTCTCCACGATGATCCACGCCTCAATAGGCGCGGGGCGCACGGGTTGGAAGGGATGGGCCCCCAGACACCGATAGATGCAGTCGACCAGACCCATCGTGGTCTTCCCGACCTGGTTCCCCGCGCGCGCAAGGCGCATGTGCGACGGGTCCCGCAGGAACTCCAGCTGCGGCGCCGTCGGGGTCCAATAGGCGAGGGGGTCGGCGACTGTGCGCTTGTGAAGCTGGTCGACCGCACGCGCGAGCGTGGCGAGGCCAGCCGTCACGAGACCTGCACGAGGCGGGGCCCGCGGCGCTTCATCTCGACGGCCTCCTCGACCTGGTCGAGTAGCGACGGGGGGAGCTGCGCGATGGCCGAGGTGATGATGCCCACCAGCTGCACGTCGCTCATGCTCTCGTCGGGCGCGGCCTCCTTGGCCACGGCCACGTCGAGGGCCTCACGCGCCTGGAGAGCCCGCAGCTTCAGCGAGCCGACGGCTTGCCAGCTGCGCGACTCAACCGCGCCGAGGACTGCCTCCTCGAGCTGCTCGACCGAGGCACGCAGGTAATCGACCGTGGAACACGTGGTCGCGTCCTTCGGCGTGAGGATCGTCTTCTTGGTTGCTGCGCGGGTTCTCATGCGTCTCCGACTTGAGGTCAAGTTCGGCGGGGAGGGAGAGAAAGTCGAGAAGCTAACGCG